ATGAATAAAGTTGTTTCAGAGTTGTTAAAAGGTAATTCAGCTACACAAATTGCCACTATAACTGGTATGAACAGAAAAGATGTTTTAGAGTATATTGATGAGTGGAAGTCTGTGGTCCACAATGATACTAATGTTAGAGAACGTGCCAGAGAAGCTCTACTTGGAGCAGACCAACATTATGATATATTAATTAAAGAGGCATGGAAAACAGTAGAAGATGCAGACACTCAAGGCCAACTTAACGTAAAGTCTGGAACATTAAAACTAATCGCAGACATAGAAGGTAAAAGAATTGCAATGTTGCAGGCAGTAGGAGTTCTTGAAAATAATGAAATTGCATCGCAAATATTAGAAAATGAAAGAAAGCAAGATATGTTAGTTAGCATACTAAAAGAAGTTACATCTAGCTGCAATCATTGTAAGGTAGAGGTTGCTAAAAGATTGTCTCAGATTACTGGAATCGTAGAGCCTATTATAATGTCTCAAGAGGCTTAAATGTCACTTGATTTTTCAGAGTTCATAGACATATTAGATGGCGACGAGTTTGAGCAAAAACCAGTAGACCTACGGACTTTTGTAACAAGCCCAGATTATTTGGCACTACCACCACTTTCAGAAAATCAATATACGCTTATTGAAAAAAGTTCTCAAATATACAAAGAGTCTACTCTAATTAAACTTTATGGAGAAGAATTAGGCAAACATGTGTTTAATCAAACATGCGTCGAGGTCATTGCTCAATTGGGCAAAGGCTCTGGAAAAGATTACTCGTCAACAATTTCTGTAGCCTACATTGTTTATTTGTTATTGTGTCTTAAAGACCCAGCAGCATATTATGGAAAGCCGCCAAAAGATGCCATAGACATATTAAATATTGCTATCAACGCACAGCAGGCTAATAATGTTTTTTTTAAGGGATTTAAAATGAGAATTGAAAACTCCCCTTGGTTTGCTGGTAAGTATACAGACAAGGCTTCAGAAATTAAATTTGATAAATCTATAACGGTTCATTCTGGACACTCAGAAAGAGAAGCCTGGGAAGGATATAACGTTATGGTAGTAATTCTAGACGAGATATCTGGATTTGCAACAGAAAGCACTAGTGGTCACGATCAGGCTAAAACAGCTGATGCAATATATGACATGTATAGAGCGTCAGTTGATTCACGTTTCCCAGATGTAGGCAAAGTAATCTTGCTTTCTTTTCCTAGATTTAAAAATGATCCAATACAAAAATTTTATGAATCAGTCATAGCGGAAAAAGAAACAATTGTTAGGACAGAGATATTAAAATTAGACCAAGACTTGCCAAATGGCACAGAAGGCAATGAGTTTGAGGTGGCCTGGGAGGAAGATCATATAGTTTCTTATGTTTACCCTAGGGTATTTGCACTCAAAAGACCAACATGGGAAGTAAATCCAACAAAAAAAATAACAGATTTTACTGTTGCTTTTCATAAAAATGCACCAGATGCACTTGGCAGATTTGCCTGTATGCCATCAGACGCCGTAGATGCATTTTTTAAATCTAGAGAAAAAATTGAAAAGGCTTTTAACCAAGCAAGTCTAGCCGTAGATAAATTTGGAAGACTTGAAGATTGGTTTAAGCCAGACCTAGAAAAAGATTATTTTATACACGTAGACTTAGCTCAAAAGCACGATCATTGTGCGGTTGCAATGGGACATGTAAGTAAATGGGTTGACATAAAGGTAACAGATACATACTCCCAACCAGCTCCAATTGTAAACATTGATGCAGTTAGATTTTGGACTCCGACCCCAGACAAATCAGTAGATTTTACAGAAGTAAAAGACTACATATTGTCTTTAAGAACAAGAGGGTTTAATATAAAAACTTGCACATTTGATAGATGGAACTCTCACGACATGATGCAACAATTAAAAAAATACGGAATTAATACGGAAATTCTTTCTGTATCTAAAAAACATTATGACGATATGGCGATGGTTGTTTTAGAGGAAAGATTGTCTGGCCCACACATACCGCTATTGATAGACGAATTACTTCAATTAAGAATTATGAGAGATAAGGTTGACCATCCAAGAAAAGGATCAAAGGATTTGGCGGATGCTGTATGCGGAGCAGTATATAATTCAATTAGCAGAACTAGAATGCGTAGAGACGAAGAAATAAAAATTCATGACTATGAATCTATGAGCTATGACAACGACTTTGGAGTCAGCGACGGTGAAGTAGAAAATGTATACAACATGATTAGGGCACCAAGAATGCCTGAAAGTTTAGCAAGATCAATAGAAAATATGGAGATAATATGAGCGAGTACCAAGAAAGAGCCAAGGAATGTAAGTGTTGCACAAAACACGTACCTCTTCCTACAACACTAAAAAGATATAATAAAATTATTTTATGTCCAACAACATATGATAATGTAATTGAATATAAAAGAATATGGGAGTCGTACGGATCAAGACCAGCGGGCAACGTGAGAAAACATTTTTCTGAATATGTTCAACAAATAGTAGAGTCTGCTATTGACAACCAGGATTGATATAGTACAATTGAATTAAGGCGCCAGTAGCTTAGTTGGTTAAAGCCCCGAACTCATAATTCGGTAATCGTAGGTTCGAGTCCTACCTGTCGCACTAAATTTGTTAACGCTAGCAATTTTATAGGAGAAAATGGTATACTGATAATAATGAAAAAAAATACTTATATAAATGGTTTATGTTTTGATGATATCCTACTAATACCTCATGATTCATCTCCAATAATAAGTAGGTCTAAAATAGATCTGACCACAAAAATTGGCAACCCAAACAATCCAGATGCAATATTAAATCTTAATAGCCCTATTATTTCTGCTCCAATGGAATCTATATCTTCTTATGAAATGCTTTACGCACTTGATAAATCTGGATCAACTGGAATGACATGTAGGTCAGAAGATTTGGACATGAAGTTAAAAAAAGTCTGTGATATAAATAAAAATACAATTGGAGTAACAATAAATATTTCAGATATTTATGACTGCAAAACAGTAGATGCTATTGTTTCTAAAGGGATTAAAATTATTTTATTAGATATTGCAAATGGGCATTTAAAGTTAGCAGCAGATTCTATATCTGATTTAAGATTAATGGTCCCATCTAGCACACATATAATGTGTGGCAATGTAGCGTCATACGGAGCATACAAAATGCTTATGGATGCTGGAGCTGATTCTGTACGTGTAGGCATAGGAGGAGGCGCAGCCTGTACTACAAGGCTTATGACGGGGTTTGGAGCTCCAACCCTATCCTCTATAATGAATATTTATGAACATGTAAAAAATGATTATGTAAATGGAATAGTTGCAGATGGTGGTATTAAAAATTCTGGAGATATGGTAAAAGCTTTAGGTGCTGGTGCTAGTGCAGTTATGCTTGGCTCCATGCTTGCTGGCCACGATGAGTGTGGCTCTATAGATGGGAAATATTATCTTAGTGGTTTAGCATCAAAAGAATATATATTGAAAGAAAGAGGGCTAACGGATGTAAAAAATCCTATAATAAGTTTTGAGGGGGTTACTGGCGAGGTAAATCCTAAAGGCCCAGCGCTAGAAGGCATATACAATATACTTAATAATGTAAGAAGTGCATTTACGTATTCTGGGGCATCAAATATAAAAGAGTTACAGGATACGCTAGAATATATAGAAGTTTCACCATCTTCTGCTCGAGAGTCTGGTAGTAGAATTTAATAGTATAATAGTATTCTGCACCCCTTCATCGGGGAGTCGCAGATTTGTCGGGGGAGACAGCGACTTTAAATATCTGCCATAGTCCTGAGAATGACTTTTTAAAAACGGCTCTTTAATTTAAAGGAGAAAAAATGGATCACATTAGTTTGACAGAGGACATTTGGTATTATAAAAATGTAAATCCAAACATTAATGCTTTGTTAAAAAGGATACAAGACCAGACTAATTGGTTCGAATATACAAATGGCTTAAATCCAGATGGCACAGAATGCCATAGTGGAATTAAAGGATCTGCTGTAATTATTTGGCCAGATACAAATAATTATTCTGATTTGATGGATATATTTAAAAATGTATTTGAAGATTATGTTGGGAAAAATAAAGAAAGACTTTCTTTAAATATTGCATCACCAGTTGAAAATAATATAGATGTCAATCAAATGCCAGAACGTACTTGGATAGACCAAAAAAATATACTTGTAAGAAAATACACAGAGGGATCTTTCATGCTCCCACATAATGACGGCGGGGTAGGCCTTGAGCCAGCCTTTACAGCATTGCTATGGTTTAACGAAGATTTTGATGGCGGAGAATTAGAATTTCCTGATTTAAATTTAATCATAAAGCCAGAAACGGCTTCGGTATTAGTATTTCCTAGTTTATTACAGCATGGCGTTAAAACTCTTATTTCAGGTGAAAGATTTGTAACTTCTGCCTATATATATGAAAGTCCTGGAGCGTAAAGTATGTTTGAATATTATGTAAAAAAAGTAAGCAAGGTTGTTGATGGAGACACTATTGATGTTGACATAGATCTTGGCTTTGATATTTCATTTAGCTCACGAGTTAGGTTAGCGGGAATAGATACTCCCGAAAGTCGTACCACAGACAAAATAGAAAAAGCACTTGGCCTTGAATCTAAAGAGTATTTAAAGAAAGCAATTGATGCGGCAAAAACTGTTGTGATTAAAACAGAAAAAATGGATTCGTCAGAAAAATATGGAAGAATTTTAGGTTGGGTATTTCTAGATGGATCTAAAGTATCAGTCAAT